TTTCACGACCATCAGTATTCGCTTCAATCTGCTTCCATCGCATTTTCCAGCAGTTTTGCAAGCCGGGAAATTCAGGAATTTGACCAACCAAGTTGTTAGCCATAAGATCAATTTCTGTTACTCGCCCATTACCATCGGTCTCAACGCCCCAAAGTGTACTTAAATCACCACTTGCAATAACAGATTCATCCCAAGAATTGTACCAATTGTCACCAGTAAGGCCATCATAAATAAATTGCAAAGAGTCTCTGTCGCCTTGAAGCGTATCAACCTGATCGCCTGTTGTAAATTGTTTTGTCACAACTTTAGAGCCTGACACTAACGGATTATTTTGCACACTTGTTGCGGTGACAGTAAACTCATTAGCTTCTGCTCCCGGAAAGATTTGAAGAACGCCAGCAGAACTAATATTGGCCCCGCTACTTGGAGATACAGACCATGTAACGTCGGTCGGGAATGAACCCACACCATCCACGGTTGCCGTGTATTGAGCAGTAGCTCCTTCTTCAAGTAAGCCCTGACCATTGACCACAATACTTGTTACAAAATTATCGCCCGCTTGCTCTGCCGCGATTAGCTTTGTTCGCCAATAATATTTCTCAAGAGGTTCAAGCTCCTGAGATAAATCGTGAGCCGTCTCTTTTGTTCGTAAATCAAATATTATATCCGTATAACCAGGGTCAGTCGCCACCTCTAAAAAGTAGTATTCGTCTGTGGTTAACAGCTTTAATTGTTCCCATTCAAATCTTGGGAAACGGGACACGCCGGTTGCGCCTTTTGCTGGTTTTGTCCCTATTACTTTTGCTTTTTCAAACACGCTATTCCATTGCCCTGACGCGGGTGGCGTGTATTCAAATGCCTTTGCATTGTCTTCACCTATTAAAGCTGTTTTGAAATATTGCATTGTATGTAAAGATAACTGTTTACGGGTAAATATCTACTTAAATTGCTTGTACCGTTTGTGCGGTTGCAACATTTATGGTCTCCACGGCGCTACTAAATGAACTATTCACATATTTTGAAAACGTAGCGCTTACCGGTGCTTGCACACTGATCGTATCCACTGCGCCGGATATAAACGACTGTTCAATAAACTGAATAATAAGTGAATTGCTTGATTGCACTTGAACATTTATGGTCTCTACGGCGCTACTGAATGCAGAGTTAACAACGAGGGGATCAATCACTTGCTGAGTCGTTACATTACCCGTCTCTACCGCACTTGAAAAACTCTCGCTTACGATTGGTTGCAAGAAAAATAACGTTTGCTGGGTGGCTACATTGGTTGTCTCCACATTAGACGTAAAGGACTGTTCAATAAACGGGTCAATCAATTCATTGTTTGAAATGACCACTGGGTTACTTGTTTCCACTACCCCGGAGACAAACGACTCTTCTACAATAAGCGGAATAACAGACTCCACCGTTGCCACATTAGATGTTTCTACGGCAGAAGAAAAGCCTGAAAGTACTCTATTGGGCGCAAAGTATTCAACCGCCTCAGCATTCCACTGACCGTCGGCTGGCGGAGTGTATGAAAACGCGACGGCATTATCCTCTGACAGATCAATTAAAAATGTGCTGACGGCTGCGGACGATGTTTCTACGGCAGAGCTAAACGATTGTGTGATTAGTGATGCGGGGTCGGCTGTCACTACTACATTAGACGACTCAACAGCACTTGAAAATGATTGCTCAATAATTTGAGACGCTCCTACCGTAAAATCATTATCGTCGCCTTCATTAGACGTAATAAATGATTGAACAATTAATGGTACGATGTCCTGAACGGTTCCATCATCAGCGCTAATTGCTTTTGCGCCGGTTTCCCCAGGCTCAAACCCCCTAAAGACCCCATCACCAAGGTGCTCTGCAATCAATGGGTCTTCACTTGACCATATTACGTCACCAGATATGCCTGTGCCTTCGTATGTAACGGTAAGCGTCCCTTCACTGTTTATGTCGAGAACAAGCGATTCCTGGTCAATCTCAAACGTTGTAATGTTCAGCGCGGGAAGCTCAATGTTTTGCAAAAAATTGTATTGACTACTATTGCCATACGAGTCCCACACAATGACCGACGCATCATATTGATTGACTGCATCATTTTCATCAAGTCGGGTACCACCTCTAAAGAAAAGTTTATTTCCATTGGCTGACAGTTCAGCGCCGGTCTTTACATCATCAAATCCGCCATACGCATCAAACCCAGCTTGAACCGCCGCGTCAAACTTATCCTGAACAGCACTAAGCCCTGCAAATCCAACCGCAAGCCCATACGTCAAATTACTCTGAGGCTCTTGGTTATCGGTTGCCTGAAAATCTAATACAACATCAAAGCCATTAAATATGATATTCTCTTCACTAAGACCCCATGTTGAATTGGTCGGGGGTTCATTATCAATAACAATATCAGTTTTGACAATGCTTGGGTTTACAGTTTCAACCGCGCTTATAAAATCCGACTGAACGTTTAAACGTGCCGACCCAATTTGCACATTGGCTGTTTGAACGGCGGATACAAACGGAATTTCTACATCTCCGGGTGAAGATTCGACTATTACATTATTCACATAAACCCGAGAGATAAACTGTTGTTCAACAAATCGAATGCTTTCAACCTGAATATTGGCTGTCTGAACGGCACTCGAAAAACTGCTAAGTATAAACCCGGCCTGGTTGATCGGTGTAAGAAACACGCGTGTGGCTCTGGGTCGTGAGATCGTGACGTTTATGGCGGTAGGTTTTGACATCCATTACCCTGCGTTTGAGTCAATGTTGTAACCCACAATAAAGTAAGTCTTAGCGACCGTGGTTTCAGCGTCGCCACTAGCCACACCATTATCATCTGTCTCTAAATACACATCAACTTGATAAAATCCACCGGCTTTAAGCCCTAAATCTATCACTGGCAACCGGTCAATACCTTCAGCCACCGGATCCTGAGTAACTAGCGTTACGGGTACGCGGGTCGATACTTCACGGGCCACAATCTTTTTGCCACTCACTTCGGTTGGTTGCTTCTCAATATTCATTATAAAGGATTCGCCTTCATTCACTCTGAATATCCAAAAGTCTGCATCGAAAAGAATAGCTTCCATCAAACAGTTATAGACCGCATCAAGCGTGTCTTTAGGCGTGGCGTTGCTTAGCTGAAAGAAAAGATATTTAATATCGGATTGAACATCAGTGGCAAGCTCACTAAACTCGTCTTCAGTAACAGTTTGCTGAAGCGCAATTTGCTGAGAGGATGCAAAAAACCCTAAGTTTAAAAGTAGCCACTCCATTCATACCCTGTTATTCGTTGATTGGAATACGAAGTGATGTTAATCGAAGGCTCTGCCCGTTCTGAATCGTTACAGGCGATCCGGTTATGGTATTAATCGGGCACAATATATTATCAACACTTGCCTGATCCGCATTCAAAAAAGAAAGCGTTTGGCCCAAATCCTGACTCGCCATAATAACTGCCTCAGTAAAGTCCTGATCTGCGGCGGGGTCGCTATTGTTTGCAATATCAATGTCTGGACTCCATACAATCTCACCGGCGCTTCCTGAATCGTTATACGACCAATTGTTGCCAGTACTCAATGTACCACTACCATAAATCCATGTGCCATCCCGCTTAATCGCCAAGCGCAACGTTCGGTTAAACGTGTCTTGTAACTGATCAACGGCTGCTTTTGCTAATGATTTTCCCATAGTTGTATGATTACAATATTTATACGACTTTTGCCAAGTCAAATGAAATTTCAGAAATACGAGCTACCTGACCGTCCGGAATGGTGATTGCCGTACCAAGGAGGGTTCGCTTCAAAATATATTCATCGGTATCACTACCTAAGATTCCAAGATCTGTTACGTCAACGGATACACCAGACGTGTTTTCAATATCAAGATTAGCACCATCACGCGTAATAGTAAGTGTGACACCATTGACTGAACAGGAAATACCGTCCATAGTCGTCTCACCATTAATCATATTAACAAACGATCCGGTCTGACCATTAACCGCATACTCAAAAATAACATCATTAATCGAACTATTCGCAGCGGTCCTGTTTAACCCTTGGCTTATTGCGCTGGCTAATCCTTCCATTACTTGTCCTCTTCATTAGATTGGTTGCGAGTCGCACGGGCTTCCTCTATGCTCATAAGCTTATAGCTTACTTTCACATTCTCTGTCGCTGTCGCTGTTGGGATAGGGCCGTCGGTACTCTTTTTGTCGTCTGACATAATATCATTAGTAAGGTTTAAAGAATGTATAAAATCAAAATTAAAAATTCCAACTTTCCTACAATAAACTTCTAAACTTATTACTCGCATACTGATCATTCAGAGAATACCGCTCTAACGGATCCACCTTGCTACCATAGTCCGCCTTCGGATTCACCTTCGGCGTCTTCTTCAGTGGCACATAGTTCGGCGGGCTCTCCGCACACAACACCATATTCTTTGTTTCATCAATCGCATGGTCGTCACCGGTCGTGTCAATATCCTCCGGGTTCGACTTGCTCCGCTCAATCGCACGCATTTCCTCAATCGTCGCATTATTATACCCATCGAAAAATCGCAACTTAGGCGTCACCAACAATTCCTCATTATCTTCATCCAATTCAAAATGAATGGCGGTCTGAAGAGCCATAATCGCCGTCACACGTTTATACTTCACCTGGTGGAGCGGCACCCCCTCAATAGAAAATAAATCCTCCCACGTCACATCACCACTCTGCAAACCCATCTGATTATGAATCTGAAACGCATACGTATCACTCGCAATAAACTCAGGCATTTCCCCACCGGTAAACTTACACGTCTTTATCCTCTCCATAATCGCTTTCACATGCGCCGGAGCACTCCCCTTAATCTCCTTATACGTAAACAGCTTAAACAAGTCCCCCTCCGGGTTAATCGCATACAGTCCAAATGCACACGGAGCACCAATACCCGCATCCAAACTACCAACCAATCGCCACGTATCAGGTATCCGCCAAGATGATTCATCCACTTCAGGCGGGTTAATCTGCTTCATTACCTTATCCGAATCTACACAATGATACTGAGGTATGATCTGAAACATCCCGCCCACAAACGCATCAGGATCGCCCGTAAGATACGCTTCTCTTAACTGCTTAGGCAAACCAAGCAAGTTCTTATAGTACCCAGGGTTCGCATCCAGCAACGCCGTATTCTGAGATAAACTCGCAAAGATGAAAAAGTAATCGTCCTTATCCTCATTCTCTTCATATATCTTATCCCAAAACCATCGCCGCATACGCTGGTGGCCCGGACCACCCCAATTAAATGTAAACAAAGCACGCGGCTTATACTTCACCTTCCGGTTAATCGCTATATCACTCGACCTATTATTCTTAATAATCCCGTCAATCATCGACGGCGTGTAATGCCCCGCCTCTTCAAAGATATACACGTCGCCAGCAACACCGTCAAACTGCTCGATATCTCCCTCTTTAGCGCAATGCATAAACTGAACCATACCGCCAGACGGCATGTAGAAAATCTTATCCTTCTCATTGTAATTGATAATCTCTTCACCCAAAAAGTCACGAAGCTCATTCTTCGCCGGTAAGATGTGGTTCCGCTTCAAAGTAATAAGGCGAGAGCGAACAATGATAATAACAATGGCAAGAGAATAGGTAAGCGTGAACGCAAGAGCACGAGCTCCATACGAATTATGCGTCACAATAAAATTATCGGTAATGTAAAGGCTATTCGGATTGCTCACCGTAATACACTGCGCCGGCGCCCTACGTGAAAAATCAATCGATACAATACGCCGCGTTAACTCACTAATCCCGCCATTGAAATCATAACTTGCACGATCAGCTTTCCGGTCAAGCCAGACCAACTCAGGATTCATCCGGGTATTAAAAAAGACAGTATATACCGGACCAAACTCATTGTGCTTAATTGATATAGTTGCCTTACCACCAAGCCCCCAAATAACCTCTTGAACATCTCTAGCAAGCCGCTCACTCACACTCGTATAACTCATGTGGCCACGGTCGTCCACATAGCCATAAGTATCGATCAATCCCTGAACAAGAGCCTTTCGCTGATCTACCGACGCATACTTATAATATTCTGGTATAAATTTGTCGTGAGAGACCTTACCATACAAATCAAGCCATCCCAGATCATTCCTAAGTTGGCTACCCTTCTCACCAACAATCATATACCCATACTCGGCAGACGATAAATTGGTAACGCTATACCCAAGCCCCTCAATACGCTTAATAATTTCTGGGTCAGGCGTGGTAACTGTAACATTATGGTTGCCTGTCAGCCCACCATCACCAAGCAATACACCAAGTAAGTAGGGGTCAACCTTGATCGGGTCCACTCTGTACGTCTTCGTGTAGGTGATGGGCTCGGTTAAAGGAATGAGCGGCCACTTCGTCTTACCCTTATTTTTATCAAGGATATGTATTAAGTCCCGCGTATCTCGAACCATCCACTTTGTTACTATCTTACCCCGAGACTTGCCACTGCTTCCAGATATCGTACATTTCCATAAGTGGTCAGCACATACTTCTGTACTAGCACCATCAGAAAATGTAACCCTATATATATCCTTTTCTCCCTGTGGATGAACCTGAATAACACGTTGAGTCGTGCCATCAGGGTTACTAATCTTGCTGCAGACTTTAAGATCACCCATCTGGCGCCAACCATAGGGGGTCATTACTTTAGCATCAAGCGGTTGCGCTTTCCCGCCACCCTTCGGGCCACCGAATCCTATACGGGTGTACGGGGCGTTGGGGCTCAGTGACCGTTCAAGTATCTCCTGAGACGAAAGCTTGTCCGGATCGTCCGGGTGCTTCTGCATTTGATACGGCCAATCTAAATTAACCCGCTGTCGCCGTCCAGTAGCTCCCATTACTCTTTGATGCTGTTCATGGTGTCAATAACTTCAAGTGCGGGCACACCAACTAAATGTGCTATCAACATCGCTAAGCCAGTGGCCACTACCGCCGCAAAAGTACGAATAGCCAATGCTATCCAATACACTCCGTCCCGGCGCCCTGTAACGTCTTTAATAGTGGCAAGATTACCACCGTCCTTGGTAAACGCCCTTTTTACTCCGCGGCCAACTAATTTAAGAATGGTTCCCATATCTGCATGTTTAGTTTATTGGTTAACCAAATATGCAGATTTTTGTTGTATTTAAAAAGTTGCTACCTAACAATCGTATCAATGCGGACACACCTCGCTAATTCCGATCGGTTATTAAGTTTTCAGTTATTAGAAAATTTCGAATAGCTCATAATTTCTACGTGTGCCGGTTACGCGCCATCACGTTATTTTATCGGACCGGCAAACATCATGTTACGCCTTGCCACGGCGGCTAAAGCTTAATGGTGTTAGGCTACGTTGTAAGCAATACTACTGCTCGTATGTAAAGCAACCATTAATCCCTTTTAGTGTTTTATCAAAAATTACTAATACACAAGGAAATGGAGCAGGGCTTTTGCTTTCATTAAAATTTAGTCTGCCTTTTACAAATCTAATTTCCGTTGCGTAAGGCATTATTAAATTATGCCAATATTTTGTATCGCTTCTAATCGGTATTAAATAAACCAATTTATCTGCATTCCCACACCTTACTTCTTCAAGTCCTTTGGTTATAAAAGGCTCTATATTTGAGTAGGGAGGATTTATATAAATATTACCAATCCATTCAGTTAAAAGCCCATCAAAATCACTTCTTAAAGGGCAAGGGTCGTAATCAAAGTTAAATTCGTTATGTAATTTTTGATAAAACTTTTTAGGTGTTGCGTAATGGTCGCTTTCCCTTGTACCTTGTATTTCTTTATTAAATCTAATCATATATTTAAGTTTTGTTATATTAATCCGTACTGCTTACAACACGTTGTATAATTCATTGCGAAAAGCAACGAAATCATACAACCATACGTTATGTGCCATTATAAAAAATAAACGGCATCTCCCATAAAGTTGTAAGTCATGTGAAATGGTTTACCACATTCACATTTTATTTTTGTGCATCCATTTTTATTTCGTTCACATTTTTCAAGATACTTATCATCTCCATC